CCCTCTAGCCTAACTTACTTCTACTGTCCAGTTAACTACCCAAATATTTTTAAAGTACATTTTAATCTTACCAAACCATAAACACGAAGTCAAGCCCTGTGTATAAACTACATAATCCGTATGCCGTCAGGTATCTTGTTCAGGTAAGTAACTGCGTTCTCTGGGTCGAAACCCTTGTTCCTGTTTTTTTGGATCTCAACTATGACGTTGTTGTTATTCCCTGCCCCAACCATTAAGACAATATCTGCGTCTTGAGCTGGTAATGATGATCCTCGTATATCGTCTATGCTTGGTAAACTGTTTTTCTTAGTTAGACAGTGTTGGTAGCACAAGGCGTGGTGGAGAAACCACAATGAGGGGTTCGATTCCCTATCAGGTTCGACTCCTGCTCTACTGTTCAACTGGACTAACAGGTCGCATAGTTCTCAGGACTTGCGTAATCGGTACTGAGAGTCCTGTTAGTTCTATCCAGTGCTGGCTTCACTAGTGTATAATGTCTTCTATGACAGACATACCACGACAAGATTGCTGGCTCTATGCTGGTTCAATTAACGCACAAGGCTATGGAACGATTACTATCGGCAAGACAGTACATAGAGTCCATAGAGCGACTTACGAAAATAAATTCGGTAGAATCCCCAAAGGATTAATCATCGACCATTTATGCAGAGTAAGAAGTTGCGTTAACCCTGACCATCTTGAAGTTGTTACTCAAGCAGAGAACAAACGGAGAGGTATGTCACCAGCAGCTCAGAACGCAAGGAAGACCCACTGTAACAAAGGGCACGAGTATTCAGAAGAGAATACCTACATAAGTGCCAGAGGTTATAGAGAGTGCAGGACTTGTAGGAAAGTCTGGGACGCAGCAAAGAAAGAGAAATCGGCACTGGCTACCTGAATATAAATTCGATAACATGAAGGAGGATTATTGAATGGACAACAATACGATCAATAGAATACTACAAAACCTACCGCCAGACGTGCGTAGACGTACCCACGAGGCGTTTGATGAGGCAAGACGTATGGATGCTCATTTTGAGCAAGAAGTCCTCTCAGAAGACCCAGAAATGGGCTTAGAACGCATTTACAGGGGTACTACCAAGCCTACAAAGAACTTCTTTTATGATGCACATAACCATGATATGCACGAACCAGACGATCTACCGTTTAGTGATGTAGATCCTGAAGAGATGATGTTAAGAGAAATGGGGGTTTACGATGACTAAGATTACATTTGGTAAAGCATGGGAAAAGCAAGAAGCCAAGAGAACCGCAGCCCTGAACAAGGCTAGATGGGAGTCCTATGGCTTTAAAGTGACTGAGGGAGCGATTTGGCAACTGCCAAAGACTCCGAAACACGCTACTTGGTACAACGTAGTAGACAGAGCCGAGAAGGTAAAACTTAATCAACCACTTAACTAAACGCTTATGAAGATAGAAGATCAAGAAACACTCAACGAAATATTCTTAGGAAAGGAAGACCCTGATATGGCATTTAAGCCTATGACTAACAACCTAAAAGGAGAGATAGATAATATACTGGGAAGTCTTGCTCAGGAGTCTTATATGTATGGAGTTAATCCAGAAGACTTTGGGAAAGCCCCAACTATTGAAGAGGCTACAGAGGCTATCCTTGCCCTCATTAACCAGAAAGAGAAAGAACTACTAGAAAAAGTTGAAGCCTTGGATAGCCTACGGGAGCAGAATACTCACTGGAGTGCCTGTAACAATCACGGCAAAGGTAGACCAAACTATAAATGCGTATGCCCAGCAGAACCACAAAATGAGCTACGCACAGAGATTAAAGATAGAATCAAACAACTCAAAGAAGAGCTTAACAAGGAGGTAGTATGAGTAAAGTAGATGTAAACAGCAACGCAGAGGGGCTAGGAGTCGCTAAAGGCATGCCCGTAATAGGAAGCCTAGACGTAGGGGATTATCAGGGACAAACTCTGGTATTCCTAGACGATGATGTAAACGATACTATTCATATGTATGTTATTTACTATGGTTCTTGTGGTGGTTGCGACTGGTACGAAGATTTTTATGGTGAGGATATCACCTACAAGGACTGCCTAAACCAGTTCGGAGACACTAAGCCGAGGTTTATCTATCCTAAATCAGAACTACCATCAGCCGAGAAACTCCACTCTCTGCTTTATGAAAAGGGCTACCAACAGTTTAACGAAGAGTATGGCTGGACTATTGGGGCGGTCAGAGAACTTCTTAGCAAGGTAGAAGAGCTTAAGGAGGATAAATAGTCTATGAACACACATAAAGAAGAACAAGCACCGATAGAATGGTTACTAGATGACCTATTAATCACGATACTAGACTCGTCACCAAAAGAGTTGGTTGGACTACATAACAAGTTAGAGGCTTTGGCAGAATCTATACAAGAAAGAAAGTCGGAACTAACTCCTTTAGAACCCAAAGAAGAGTGCGGGACTAGCTGTGGGATAAATGCAGACCCAGCAGACGGGTTTGGAAAATGTACTTGTGGTGCAGAGGCTGTAAGACCCACCCCACCATCTCAAATAGAAGAAGAGACCATCTACAGACTGATTATGCTATGGCACGACTATAACAAGCATAGCTACACAGGTGGCACAGTGAGATCAGAGGTAACTTTTGAAGAGTTTATACAGTCTAGCTGGCTCTTAGAAGCAATTAACAAACTAACAAAGGAATAATAAGTATATGGCTAAACAAATAACAAAAGTATTCTATTGGTTCGATGACGAGTACAGAGTTACTAATTATGAAGATGCTGGAGTAACAATGATTGAAAAGCTACTAAGGCGGAACAAGCGTGGCGAAAAATGGCAAATCATTTATCATACTCATACAGAGCTACTTGAGAGGATAGTCGAACAACTGAAGGATAAGGAGGAATAACCTATGGATAAGACATCAGAAGAGTTCTTAGATGAGGTGTTAAGCGTACTTATAAGTGACGTTGAGGTCACACGGACTAGAATTGAACTAGGTTCTATCAAGCCAGCGGAGGCTCACGAAGAGAACAAGAGAGCCAAAGGAACGATACAACAAGCCATACTCCAACACTTCCAACAAGAGCAGGAGAGAAACCCAGAGATAGAGAGGTTCCACAAGAAAGTGGATGAGCTGATTGAACTTTATGGTGGCGATATTGTTGTAATGAGTCAGAAAGACTGGGATAGAAACCTATCAAACAACTACGTTCTTAAATCAGAAGTAGATAGATTGATTAGAGAAGCTAGGATAGAAGAAATAAACAATCTGCCTTTGGAAGGACTTATTGACCAATGTTTTATAGCATTTAGGAAGAGACTAGATAATAGACTTAAGGAGATAAAAGGAGATAGATAATATGAAGATACTGAATCTATATGCTGGTATTGGAGGTAATAGAAAGCTCTGGGGAGATGAACACGAGGTAACTGCCGTAGAATTTGACCCTGATATTGCAGCAGTCTATAAGCTATTCTTTCCAAACGATACTGTGATTGTTGGAGATGCACATGAGTACTTGATAGAACATCATACCGAGTTTGACTTTATTTGGTCTAGCCCACCCTGCCAAAGCCACTCAGTCACTAACCACTTCTTGAAGGGACAGGGTATTTACCGCTATCCTGATATGAAGTTGTGGCAAGAGATAATATTCTTAAAGCATTTCTTTAAGGGCAAGTATGTAGTGGAGAATGTGAAGAGTTACTACAAGCCAATTATAGAACCTCAGAGTATGGGTAGGCACTACTTCTGGGCTAACTTTGATATACCAGAGGTGAAGATAGACTACGTTCAAATAGGCACAATGAACCGAAACGCCTCCAAAGATGCACAGCGTAAGGCAATAATCAGAGAGGCTCAGATACCAGAGCTAACCGACCTACACGGGTTAGATTTAACTGGTATTAAGCTAAAAAATAAAAGACAAATACTAAGGAACTGTGTCTACCCAGAGGTAGGGTTAAAAATACTAGAAGCTGGGCTATCTAAACAAAAAGAAGGGAGTAACCCATGAGTGAAGCACTAGAGAACAGCTATAGGTCGTTAGAGGTATCGGCACTAGCAAATGAAGGTATGGCCTCAGAAGCTAGGAGACAAGCTGAGGGACTTATTAAATACGCAGAGAGATGTGAAGCTCAGGCTCAAGAACTGAGGCTAGAATTAGGTAGGGTATCACAGCTATTAAATCAAGGAGAGTAGTATGAACATAGAAAAGCTCACAGGAGCACAGCTAAAGAAAGCAAGAAGGAGACTAAGATGGAACGAAGCTAAAGTATCTCAACGTATGGTAGCCGAAAAGATCGGTTGCTCCACTACAACCATTAACTTGATTGAGAACGATAAAGTTATTCGGGGAGAGAATAAATGGGCTTATGCTCATCTACTGGGGTTACTCTAATATGTGTATAACTTGTTGCAACTAACCGCTTGACATTATTAAACCCATTTGATAAGATAGAAGTACACCAATTAAAAGAAAGGACATTCAAATGGGTAAAATCAAACAAACAAAAACACAGATCAAGCAAACTACTCCAAAAGTATGGGAACTTCTACTAACAGTATCTCAAGCAGGACTAGCAGTAGTAGCATTCTTAGTAGAGTCTAAGTACTCTCCAGCCATTAAGGTTATGGCAGTCATCGTAGGTGCTCAGGCAGTAGTCACTGGCATCAAGAAATTCATGAAGTAAAGTAAGTAAACAAGTGGGGGGAAACACTATGTTCAACGAATTTAAGAAAGTAATCAAAGACACAGAGAAACTATCTCGATTATTAGAAGTAGAAGAAGCAGTAAAAGAATACGAAACAGCAACACCAGACGAAAGAGACGACATAAAGAACTGGCTAGTAGACGTAATAGTATCTGACTGTAATCACGATGAATGCACAGAAGACTACGATGGCCTAGCTTGTGAAGTATGCCACGCCTACACTGAGTGCTATGCAGAGATGGACGAGGATGGGAATATGATGACTCATACCTACGACTGGTCTAACTCAGATTTAGATACTCTATACAAGGAATCTATCTCTAAACTAAGCCTCAAAGCTATGGATGTAATAAGAAGTAAACCAAATGCTATATAATATGAGAAACAATATGAACGATCCACTAGAGCCCAGCTCGGTAAAATCAATCATCGCAGCAGTACTCCTATCACTTGCCCTACTGTTGCTAACCACTCAATACATAGATTCGAGGGTTGAACTAAGACAAGTCGGAAGAGTTGAACTTAAGTCAGTCACTCCTCAAGTATATGCAGAGGCAATACCCACTCCAATAGCCCCTCAGACCGCACCAGAGCCAGTACAAGCCCCAGAACCAGTAAAGCCAGTAGAAACACCGCCTCCTGCACCAACGCCTCAACCAGAGCCAGTTAAGCCTAAACCTAAAATAGTAGACCAAGTGGGAGCTAAAGCTTTCATCTATCAGAAGGAATCAGGCAACCATCCTTGTAAGATCAATGGAGGAGCTGTTGACTGTGACTACCAAGGCAACAAAGCCTGCGGTATAGGCCAAGCACTACCTTGTAGCAAACTAAGAAAAGACTGTAACCTAGCAGACTACGCTTGCCAAGACAGATGGTTCACCAACTATATGAAGAATCGTTACGGATCTTGGGAGAAAGCTAAAGCCTTCTGGCTAGTAAACAGATGGTGGTAGTATGACTTACGAACAGATAGACTATATAATATTGAGTTTAAGAAAGAGGGTAGTAAACACTATGGAGAGGATCAATAGACCAGTGAAGATAGAAAAGATAAACAAGCAGAACCTAGACAAGTTTAACTTAAATGACTTTGATTTTGAAGGAAACCCAATAGGCGACTCTCAACCAGAACCGCCAGTAAAGAAAGACATCGAATGGACTAACGACAAAACAGTACTCAAGCGTGGCCGAATTAAGGTACTCAGGAACAAGAGACAAACAAAGTACTCAGTAGAGGGACTAACTAAAACAGAATTTAACAAGCTACGTGATGTACTCTAGGCGTAAAGATACGATGAATATAGAAGAGGCTAAGGCAGATGGCCTACGCTCTTGGTACAAAGAGCTCCAAGAGTACAATGCAGACATCAAACCACTGCTCATAAAGTACATAGGCAAAGACAAAGTAGAGTCTCTAGGAGACATCCAGAAGCTCAAGGAAGCTATGAAAGTTGATAATTTTAGTATAATGGGATATACTAAAGAGCTGTAGTTATACTCTCGTAATGTAACTACCAAATACAAAAGCAATCGATTCGCCCTCCACCAGGTACAAACTGGCGAGGGCTTTTTAGATTGTAAGCAGAAGCGCTATTATGGTATAATGGAGTTAACACATACAAAGAGAGGGACAAACAAATGCCTACCAAAGCTAAGAAACCAAAACCAACTATCAAAGAGGTAGTCGGTATGCAAATGAAGCTAATGCAAGAACTAGACGAGATATGGGGGCTAATGAACCGCTTCTCAATCGTCATAGAAGCCTACGACAAGCACTTTAAGGTTAACCACGAAGAACTAGTCCAACCTATCCTAAAAGAACGCCAGAAAGCCCAAGCCAAAGCCGAGAAAGAGCTGGAGAAGAAACGCAATGCGAGTAATTAAAGAACTCAAGAACCTCGCACCCTTCATAGAGGGCAGACTTACCAAAGGTTCTATACTCGGTTCTACTTATGCAATAGAGACATTCTTCACAGCCTACGTTCATCCTAAAGGCAAAGACAAGACTAAATACATAGCTAAGAAGGTATTCTACGGAGTCCACCTAGAAAAGAAACCAACTGATGATGAGATAGAACACTACCTAGAACAAGCCGAGCTTAAGTTCAGAGACTACCTCGCAAGAGGCAAGACTAAACTATCCGAAGTAGATCCAGTAACAGGGGTAGAAAGCGAAGAGAAAGAGATAGAGTTCAACGACTGGATGCTGATGGACACAGAAGATGGAACAGTATTAGATAGAAAGGAATAACAAAGATATGGCTAAGGTGGAAGTAGACATATTAAACGACAAGGTAACTATCACTACCACCCATATGCACCCTCCCACTACTCTTGACCCTATCAAACATAAGGCAAGGAAAGTATTAAAGAAAGAATACAACTGCTACTACAAACTAAAACATATTCAATCAGAGTATAATATAGTAGAAGGAGATATAAACAAATTCATAGGGATACATCACTTTCAAATCCTAACTGGAAAGGATAGACAACTAGAGATCTGGATAGAGAAGGTAAGGATAGCAAGACCAGAGTGTTTCCCACCAATAACTGAAAAGAGGAATCATTATGAATAGGATAACCATCTACATATACCCAGGCCACTTCATAGTTGAACATGGCACTATTACTACCAGGATAGATGGAGCTAACATAGAGGAAGTCTTTAAGTACATAAGGAGATCATATGAGTAAAGAAGAGTACCCACCAGGACGACCAACCAAACTCACACCTGAGCTCATCGGACTAGCAAAAACATACTTAGAGAACTGTGCACCAGTCAAGGCAGAGTACCTACCTACTATAGAGGGACTAGCACTAGAGCTTCACATTCATAGAGATACATTGTATAGCTGGGCTAAGGATAGTCAAGAGTTTTCCGACATCTTAGAGGAATTAAGGCAAGCACAAGCCAATAAGTTATTACAGAAGGGTATCAAAGGAGAGTATAACTCAACCATAGCAAAGCTTATCTTAAGTGGTAAACATAACTATGTAGAAAGAAGTGAAGTAGATCAAAACCTAAACGGAAGTGTTAGCTTTATAAACGATGTACCAAGACCAAAAAAGGAAAGCAGGGATGACTAATGCGATACTTTTCAATGTTCTCAGGAATAGGAGGTTTTGAATATGGGATACAAAACGCTTTTAGTAGTTACGGGCAACAACGAAAGGACTCGGAGGGTAGTAGCCAAGGATCTTGTCTCTTCTCTGAAGGCGAGCAATCAGACAAACCCGAGGAGCGGGGGCACAACACTTGTGTTGGATACTCCGAAGTCGACAAGTACGCAACTAAAGTATATGAAAGGAATTTTGATGGACACAGAAACTACGGAGATGCAACAAAGATCAACGCAAAAGAACTCCCAGACTTTGAACTTTTGGTCGGAGGATTCCCTTGCCAAGCTTTCAGCGTGGCTGGAAAAAGAGCAGGATTTAACGACACCAGAGGCACACTCTTTTTTGACATCGCTAGGATTCTCAAAGAAAAAAAACCACGACATCTGGTACTCGAAAACGTCAAAGGTTTACTTACTCACGACAAAGGACTTACTTTCTTGCATTGGTTCTTGGGCTTCTGGCATGCCTTGTAGGGCTTCTGGGTCTTGAGCCTGCTCTTGCATCATCTCTGGCGGTAATTGCTCTCCTGCACCCTGCATTGAAGCCATAGGGTCTTGTGATGGGTCTATAGGCATACCGTTCTCATCCATCTGTTGTTCTTGAGCAAGCATTTCGTCCTCAGACTTAACAATCTTGTCTGAGTTCTCTAGTGGGGCTACTAAGTTACGGATAAGCTCTGGTACTTGGACATACTGAGCGACTAGAGGGTTAGTTGCTGCAAGCTGTAGGAGTTCTAGTGTTAGTTCTCTTTGGCTGTCATCCTCTTTAATACGTGAAGTTGAAGCATCCACCTCGAACTTAAAGACAACATCTTTGAACTGGTCGTAGTCAAGCATAAAGACATTGTTCTCATCTACAAGCTCTGGGTCTATCTCTCTAATCTTATCTGCAAGATCTTCGTCTAGTTCTAGCTCTTCGACACCGCTCTTCTCATTCATATGGATGTTGATACATGACTCAGCTACATCAGAGTACCAAGCCTCAAACTGTTGTAGTAGGAAGTTATCTGATACGCCTAGACGTTGAGTCATAGCCTCTACACCCTTTGGAGTCTTAGAGAATCCTGGGTTGCCTACATCTGCACCAATAGAAGTATCTTGAGAGTTGTTCAAGTTAAGGATCTGAGACTTGAGTAGTCCATAAGTAGAGGAGAAGTTAGTTAGGGCAGTAGTGTTAATGTTCACAGCCTCTACATCGTTCTGATCTCCTACACCCATCTTCCAGATAGCACCTGGTTTGTACTTAATAGTAGATGTCTGTACTTGTCCTCTAGTTTTTAGTGGTGGGTTAAGCATTAGCCCTGTAGTGTACTGTGATGCTTGGATCATAGAGTCTAAGACGTTCTGCATACCACCTGAGAGCTCAATAGCACCTCTACCTAGTGGGTTCTGTAAGTCTAGTTCGAAGTACATGAACTGTATTGGCATCTCACCACGTGGGTCTGGGTTAACCTTAGTACGGCATACTTTCTCTACTGATGGTAGGAATGAGTAGAACTTAGCACCTACACCCTTCTGGAAGGCGTGTATGACCTCGATACCACCTGTGTCTAGGTTACGATCAGTTTCGCCACTAGACATCTGCTCAGTGGTTTTCTTGGTGTGATGTTGTAGTGCTTCCTTAAGAACTGCTACGTCCCATCCTGTTTCGTATGATTCACCGTCTTTCTTGGACTTCTTGCCTAGCTTCTTCTCTCTATCAATAATAGCTTCGATATTGCTCTCTGAATACCAAGAGCGGATAAAGAAGTAATCACAGTCTTTGTAGGTTAGCTGTCCTGGTTGGAAGAAGATGTCCTTGATATATGGTACTTTGAAGTCTGCACCAACATACTCTCCATTAGAACACATAAATGTAAATGATGGCTGTGCACCATAGATCATTGCCTTAGAGAATAGAGCCCAAGCTTTCTGTAACACTGTACCTTGTGAATTGGCATTAGGAATGATCTCGTTCTCCCATACGTGTTGTACGATCAGTGGAGCCCATTGCCTTGAGTCATTGGACTTAACTGAACCGATAGGAGTCTGTTGGATTACTCTCTTAGGAGTTTCTTTGACTACTGAGGCTAGAGTACCGTCTGTGTTCTTAGGATAGCCCTTAGCTATGCCTGGGTGTGGTTTGTTTCTAGCTAGTCTTTCGAACTCTGCTAGAGGCTGGAAGGGCTGACGCATATATTCCTTAGCATCAGTGAAGAGATCGTGGATGTTCTTGGGTGTTATAAACGAGTAGCTCATTATGCGTTTTACATTAATTGAGACCCCTCGTCTAGGTAGCCAGTTATATGATTGTTATTATACAGTAAGTAATTTATCAATTGTAAACAGCTCTGTAACATCTGATTATGTAGTAGTAGTCCTTCTTCTCTGGGTGTTCATACTTAAAGTCCACCCTATCCTCTGGCTTGATCTCTCTAGTGAATCTAAGGTACTCGGATAGCTCCTGCTTATCGTCTAGCACTTTGATACGCTCCTCAATGATAGTTACCTCTGTTGGCTTACCATCGTAGTATGTTTTGGTTGTGATCTCCTTACCGTATTGCATAGCTAATAAAATAATGTATCTGCTTCCCCTGAGCTGTACTCAGTCTCCTCATCTGGTGCATCTTTAAACGCCATTAGACCATAACGTAGGGAGTCGTAGTCGTGGTCGTCTGCCTTAGTATCAACATCATCTACCCTATGTTTATCGTATGGGATAGACGGTAATGTCCTGATTAGGCTCAAGCAAGTAGAAAATACCTGTAGTTTAGGTAGCCCATCCTTAGCTATTGATAGCTTATCGTGCACTACTGCAAGTCCAGCCATTCTATCGTTGTTAGCTGGTACCCAGTCTACCCTCTCTTTAGCAAACATCTGGGCTATTGACTCACCAGTCTTATGATTACCCTGACCGTTCCATATTGCTGGATCAGCTAGGCCATAGCTTACGTTCTCTCCTGCTTCAAACTGCCTGATAGTTCTAGCCTTGATAGGTATGTCTACAAACTCTTCTGTTCTGTACTCCCTATACACGTAGATCCTCTCGGTCATTGGGTCTTGAGCATACCAGAGTACGGAGTTCTTGTTACCGTAGTCCATAGAACGCCATCTCTGCCAGTGCTCGGGTATTGGGAAGGGGTCTATAACGTGGGTATCTCTCTTAAACTCTTTGAACACCTGACCAGCAAATACATCCCAGTCTCCATCTCTTAATGCTCTTCGTAGCTGTGGGTCTTTAATACCTGATAGCTTACGCTTATAGTCTTTCTTGAACTTCTCATTAGGGTGGTCATCTACCTTAGCTGGGATGAATACTCTAGTGACGACTTCACCTGTATCAAGTGGCTCTTCGTATATCTCCTCTGCTGGCATCGGGTCTATAAACCTAGACTTAACCCATCCATGACCTATACCTCCTGGGTTAGTGCCTGCTATGAACATCACTGGGTAGTCGTCATTAGATGTTCTGTTACGAGTAAGTAGGTAGTCTATCCAAGGCTCTGGAAACTGGGTTAGCTCGTCTACTGCTATGACTGGCATTTCTGCTCCTTGGTATCTATATATGTCGTTGTCGTTGTCTAGGTAATTAAGGATTAGTGTAGAACCATTACTAAGAGTAAACTTCCTATCTTGTCCATGCCATACCATGTGACCTGCCTTGATGTATTCTCCTGCTTGTTTGTTGATCTCAGGAATGATCGTAGCTTTAAGTTCTGGGATGGTACGTCTAAAGAGATTAACTGGTATGCCTGGGTACTCTAGGGCGATAGTGATTGCTTCTGCTACTATAGCGGCTGTCTTACCACCTCCTGCTGCTCCACCATATAGCTTCTCATCAGCTACTGATTGATGGAATACAGATTGCCTTTCGGAGGCTGTGTAGTCTGGTACTTTTACCCTTATGGACATAGTAGACCCTCCATTACTGCCTGAACCACGTTAGTAGTCACTGCATTACCGCACATTTTGTAGCGTTGGGTGTCGCTCATCTTCACTGAAACTGGGAATTTATCTATATCGTTGTCTACTATAGTCTGGTACTCTATGCCTTGCTGAGTCCAATCGTCGGGGAATCCTTGTAATCGTTCGCATTCTCTGGGGGTCAACCTGCGGATTCTTGTGCCATCTGTAGGAATCGGTCTACTTGCTGCTGCCCCTTTCCAATAATTTGAGGTGAGTGTGTTTGCAGCTTGATTCTTTTTACTACCCATTTGGTTGCTTCTTCTGATAGGAAATACTTTTCGTCTACATTCTCCTCTAAGATGTCCGATAATGAAGACCCTCTCCCTATTTTGGGGAACTCCGAAGTCTTTGCTGTTAAGTACCTGCCATTCAACTCTATACCCCAAGTCGGCAAGAACCCCAAGTATTGTCTGGAAAGTAAGTCCTTTGTCGTGAGTAAGTAAACCTTTGACGTTTTCGAGTACCAGATGTCGTGGTTTTTTTTCTTTGAGAATCCTAGCGATGTCAAAAAAGAGTGTGCCTCTGGTGT